CCAGAGATATAAAAACTACTGACTGCAGGTAAGAACAATGCCCAGTCGGGTTTATGTTGTGCTGATAGATTAACTTGTTCCATTAAACTTTTACTTCTTCTTTAATTAATGTTTGAACAATTTTAATTTGTTCTTCTTTGTCTTTGATTTGATTGACGAGGTCTTTGATAACTGGATTAGTTTGTGCTAATCGTTCCACATCAATTTCCTCATCACGCTTCTTACGGGCCCACTGTAACAAACTAACTGCCTCATCACTTAAGTTTATATTAGTGTGATGTGCTGAAAGGATAATCCAAGTACTACCATCATATACTTCTATATTCTGACTATTAGGATTATATCTCATATTGCCTACACCGGGGGCATTGTTGCTATAGTTACCTATATAAGTAGATCCAGGATTACCACCTGACACTGTTATAAAAGGACTGCTAGTGCTTATACTCTTAATCATTTTGAATTAGCTGGCAATAGATATGTGTAAGTAGCTAGACCTGAATCTACTGTAATCTCTGTTGCACCTGCATCAGCAATACGAACTTTCTTGTCACCCGGTAGATCCATAATAGCCAAGAATACTTTAACAGGCCAGTTCCATACTTTGCTCAATGAACCAGTAACACCGGGTTGAAACACAAAGTTACCGCTGTGAGTTGATGGATCACCGAAGTTAATCTTTAAATCACCGTTAACTGTAGTGAATGTGAAATGTTCTTCTTCACTATTAGCACTTGCTTGTTTCTTTAATCGTTGAATACCTGCGATAGTTGGCTCAAACTCAACATTCCAAGTCGTACCCTTGAATGTAACAGTTTTAACTTTTTCTTCTACGATTGATTTAGTCATCAAACGATAGTCATTAACGAATGTACCGTCTTTTGTTTCAAAGTGAATTGTTGAGGGAACGTCAACACCGTCACGATTGGTGCGTACTACAGAAATTTTAGCGTGTTCATCGTAGTCATCAAAGCCTAGAATAGTTTTAAGTTTACCTAAGTTAGGCATACCGAACACACCTACAAAATCAGCGATAGGACCATTTAATGTTCCAGATACAATAACAGTTTTAGTTTCTGAAATTGCATTGATATGTGTTTCAGTATCAGTACCTGATACTTTAATTAAGTCTACATTGCCTAGACCGTTAGTGTGTGTAATTAAATCTTGTAAATAATCTTTCATTTTTTTCCTTTGTATACCTATTTAGGCAGTTTATGTTATCTATTATAGTGGAGTTTATTGCGAAATGCAATAGCAGTTTACCCGAAGCTGAACAAATCATCAAATGTACTATTCGTATCTGTACTACTACGAATGTCCCATTCAAGTACGCCCAACAAGTTATCAATCTTTTCATCAACCAATGTTTGTTCCATTGCCTGATCGTCAAAAGGTAACTCACAGAACCATTGCGGTAATCTTAATTCATCAACCGGATATGCTACTGAAGTAAAGCCTAACGGATTGGGTTTAAGTTTGCAAACAATAACCTTCATACCATCAATAATCTTTTGACTATATTGGTCGCTATTCACTCTACGCAAATAGTTATAGTTTAATGCCGCTCTTACGTGACCGGGCATATTAGCACGACCTGTACTACTCTTAGCTTCTAAGTCACCATAGTATGTAAGTTTGTTTACACCTTTAGGTGAACCTTTAGTCCAACTATCTTGTGCAGTTAATATCCGCTTAAAGTCTTTTACTGCTTCAATAACTTCATCACGACCTTTACCTTGTTGAAGAACCATTTGTAGTACATTCATTAAGAACTCTTGTACATACTTAGGAGTATCAGCACGTTTCAAGTCAAGACCCATAGCTTTGATATCACCGAGAGCACCATCTTTATCCTTGCGCTTACCTTCTTTATCAAAGATGTTAATAGCATAACGTTTCTTAACGATAAAGATAGCACGATCACCTATCAATTCACGACCAGCTTTAATGATTTCGCCATTCTTGCGAGGAGCGTGAAATGCTTTTTCCATAAATGCAGGGAATGATTCGTTTGCTTGGTCAGCAATACTATCATATAAGCCAATACAAAGTTCTTTGTCCCATACTAACTCACCTTTATCAATTTGTGGCTTAAGTGTAGGATAAGCTGTGAAGTAACAACTATCGGTATCACCATACACAATTGCATTACCTTCGTGTGAATATGTACCTTCAACTGATTCATTGATAGTACTCATCATATGTTTAACAATCTGACGACCACTCAATGTAACACTTTGACCGATACGTTTATCATAGAAACGACAATGTTCATTTAACAATGCACCATATGCTGAATTAAGTAAAATCTTACGAACAAGTTGTCGCTTGTCATAATAATCATACATATCTGTACCATATGCTTCTTTAGCTTGTTTTTGAATTACTTTACGTTCTGTATACCAACGTGTGAGTAGCCCGGGTACAACACCTTCTTTTTCATAAGTAAAGATTGTACCATTGGCTGAAAGCATCCAGGGCTTATGACTATCAAAGACCATCTTCCAGATTTCTGCGGCACTCATTTCTTCACTACGACCATCTTCAAAGTCTACAGTTAGTATTGTACCACGCTCTTGATTCATAATCGCAGTATATTCTAATGCACCGAATAAGTTTTCCCACAAAATACTACCAGTAACAGCATCGTCACCTTCTTTAGCACGTTTCTTTTCACTTGCTAAACGATGACCTTTGTCATTCATATATTGGTCTGTGAGTGTTTGTCTAATTTGTGCAACGATTGTTTCTCCTGCCATATTGAGGGCACGAATAACCGAGGGGTAGAGTGAGTTAATATCAACTGCTCCGACCCATTCGTGCATTCCTCTTTTCGGCGTAGCAACAAAGGCACCTGCTGCCTGCTGGACTTCTTCTTCATTTTCAACCTTTCGTTTTTTATCTGGTACAACTAAGCCACGTTCGTGTGCTTCATTAAAAATTGCCATCTCAATCATAGCAACTGAACCCATTACTGTTGGAAGCAGTACTGTGTTTTCGTGTGCAAGTTGATTTGCTAATTCTAAAAACTTTAGTTTGTTGTGAATCTTCACCAACAACATCGTATCTTGTCTATTATATTCAATGAACTTTTTAAAGTCTTTGTTATACAACTGGTCAAGAGTACCCTCATATTGTGTTTTGTTTTCACCAACTTCCATCTCACCGATAGAATCTAGTTTATAACTGTGGCGTGATTCATAGTTATACTTTTTGTACAACTGTAGATAGTCCAAGTGAATACGACCTACTAAGTCATAAGTTGTTTCACTCTTACCGAATCGTTCGTATTCACGTGCTTTAGGTAGTTGACCCATCAAGCAAAACTTGCGTGTGTCATCTTTACTCATTACTCTAGTAACACGATTGACCATATAGGGAATATCATAGCCCTCTGAGTTCCAACCTGTCAATACATCAGCATCTTCAATAAGTTGAAAGAAAACGTCAAACATTTCTTTTTCGTTTGTAAACAACATTGTGTTTTCAAATCCATTAGTAATTTCTTGGGCTGTTTCACTGCTCATATGTTTAGGAGCAATCACTAATGTAATACATTGGTCTAGCCAATCTAAGTAACAACTGATAGCAGTTACAGGATTGAATGGATCACTAGTAGGACTGAAACCCTTTTCAGGATCAAAGTCTACTTCAATGTCAAAGAAGCAAGTATGAAGTTTAGGTGCATCAACTTTGAGATAGTTTTCGCTTAGGCAACGAAAGACCACATTAACATCACTTTCAAATAGTTTCTTACCTGAATGAATGCGTCTTTCTTTTTCAAACTCTTGTCGTTTGCGAGTACTGAAACGACTGACTGGATCGCCATAGATACTACGATGTTTACCCTTACTATCAGGGTAGTACATTACATAGTTAGTGGGATACTCTTTGTATTGACGCTTGCCGTTATTATCCCTCTCTACAACGTAGATACGATCCTCATCCCTGCTGTGAATAGCGTCAACGTAACTCAAAGTGTTTTGCCCACAGTTTCCAAGATAGTGTTGAGTTCATCATGGTCTTTGTTAGTCTGACCGAGACTTGCTTTGTGTGCAATCTTAATTGCTTTCTTCAATGTACTAGCTTTGATTTCAAGTTCTTCTGCAACTGCTTTGATAGTGTCGTTCAATCCACCATTCAATGTGTCAATTTCGTGCAGGACAGTCATACCCTCATTGACTAGTTGAGTTAGTTTAATCTTTGCTTCACCGTTAAAGGTTCTGTTATAATCTGACATAGGTTCTCCTTAAATAATTAGTTAGTATACTTGGGTTGCGTAGAGAAGTCAAGTATTTTGCTTACCTTCTACAATCTTCTTGACCAAAGTATGTAATCCTGGGTTAACTCGTAGTGCGTGTGGCATTAGTTCATTGCGAATATAGTTTCGGGTATAGCGTGAGTTTTTGTTTGATTCATCTTCAATCCACGGTACATTGTGACTCTCACACCAATAGATGAATTCTTGTTTGCGTGTGGTTAAAAACGGGCGTAATACATTGTTACGTGTTAATGGAATGACTTTGGGTGTGCCGTGTAATGCTGACCAGATATATGTTTCTACACAATCATCTAAGTGATGACAAGTGACGACTGGCCCAAGCTCACTTAAAAATTCATAGCGTTCTCTACGCCAGTATTCTTCTTGGGATTCTTTGCTATTTTTTTGACTACGAGGTGAGCCGTATAGCATAACAATACTATGTTCACCGCAGTACCTAGAAACAAACTCTGCGGCTTTTTCACCGTTTTGTGTTCTGTGATTAAAATGGGCAATCGTTACTTCGTGCTTACGACTTAGAAAGTCAACTACTGCCATACTATCTACACCTCCGCTACAGGCGACTGTGATTTGTTTGGGTAATGGAACTGTTAACTTAATCATCTATGCATTATAGCATAGATATTTGTTTATTGAAAGATATGATGGTTAGCTTCGCCGTATATTTTGATGTACTTACCCGCAAGCATATCGGCCATTGCTTCAATTGGGCTACCAGGATAACTATCACCCGGCTCAATCATATTCAATTCACCTTGACGAACGTGAACCAATTCGTGAAATACTGTACGCAGTATATCTACTAGGTTACGATTTTTAGCATATACCCAAATCTTATCTTCACCCATTTGATGACCACCGGTATGATGATTGTTTTGTGCTTCTTTAGTATCCATACTAAGCTCAACTGTTGGGCGAGATTTCAGATGTAATCGTTTAACCGCCCAATCAATAAACTTATCAACTTCTTGTTGCAGTTCGTTGTTGCCGCCTTCATCTAGTTTATTCTTAATCCATCTGTCAGGACTACGATGATATTTTTTTACAAATAAATCGTGTAAAGCCTTACCAGTGATTCTATGTTTTTTAGCAATACCACGCATTAATCTATCAATTGTATCATAGTCGTATTTTGCTAAACTAGGTAATTTTTTTGCTAGCTCAGTGGCAGGTGACTCTAATATAATATCTGTATAACGCATTCTTTTTAGGCTAATTCAGTGTATTTGATGTGATGAATAACTTGATTATTTTCGTCAGTTATAGTATGTGTAATTTTATATTCTTTTACCCAAGCTTCATATAGATATGTAAAGGCTATATCATTTTCCGCAGTGCCGTTTCCGTCTATAAACGTAGTTAACGTATCACCAGTCAATGTAGACGTTGCGTAATCATAATAGTTCATAAATTCCGGTAAATCGCTTGTGAATTCGTGTTTGTTACTCATTTTATATTCCCCTTATCATATATTTATCAATTACACCAAGAAGTCTTAGCTTCTCCGTAATATTCACGTGCAAATCCGTTCTGTATTAACATCATACGCAAACTTTGTCCGTCTAATAAAATATCACCTAATACACGACCACCATACTTATCCCAATCAGCAATGGCTATTTGATGTTTTTTTGCTTTACTGATAGCATTCTTTGTAAATGCAGTAGCTGCCTGCCCACGTTGGTCTTCACTTGGGCACATTGCTCTAAAACCCTTTTCAGGGGTATCAACGCCAAATACACGAATACTTAGTTCTTGTTTTAACGGTGGAGGTAAGAATGTTGCTTGAAATGCAACCGTATCCCCATCAATAACTCTAGTGATTGGGAAATCATAGATATTCATTGGTTTTTGTTTTTGTGCAAATGCAACACTAGTTAAGACTAGTAATATTATTGTTATTAGTTTTTTCATAATTTATTTAACTCATTATAGGTAATACTTCAATGTCTGTACCTTGATCGTACCCATTGTCTCTTAGCCATTGAATAGCTACACGATTAGCATCACGTTGAACATTTCCTATTCCACTGAAGCGATGTACTTCACGTCCGTCTGCCATTACTTTCCAAGCACCAGTGAATGAACCGGGTATTGCTCTTTGTTGTTGAATGGCATTAGTGCTATCTGGTGCGGGTGCAGGTTGATCCATACGTGATAGACCATAACCTCTTCTATCAATACCCTGATCCAATAACCAAGCTTGGGCTTTTTCTCTTGCTTCTTCAACTGATGTAGCTTGGAATGTATAAACTATACTTTGGTCTGCTGTTCTATATAGTTTGTAATCTTGTGTTTCACCACCAGTAGCACGAATAGGTTGTGCTAATATAGGTTCTCCGTCACCACCAACACGTCTTATACCAAACATATCTCTTGCTTGGAATGGTTGTAGTCTATGTGGTCCGTGATGAATGTAATCATCGAGGCGAATCAACGCTTCTCTATCATTGGTAATTCCATCAGCATCTTCTACGCTATTGTTCGTATTCAAGTTGAAGATTTCATATCTTGGTTTATCATCTTTAGGTTCTTCATATTTTCTAACAGGATAAACAGCGGCTGTGGTTAAGTTCAAGGGTACATTCCATTCACTGGCTGCTTTTTCTAATGCTTCTTCTTTTGATGTAGCAACAACTTCTATACTGGCACCACTGCGTCCGCGTCCTTCTTTATCAACACGATACCAATATTTTTTACCAACTTCTCTATCAGCTTTAACTTTACGTTCTAACTGTGCTTGCTGAACAAAGCTACGTAATGCAGCCTTAGGTAACTCACCTGCGGCATACTTAGCAAAGTATTGAATAGTATCGGTACTATCTTTACTTGGCTCTAATAACTTATAAAGTTTTGTTAGATATTCTTTTCTATATTTTTGTGGGTCAACTGCGGCATCTAATGCTACTACAAATCGTAACAATGTGTTCTCAATCTTAGTTATATCAGTATCTAACCAATCGCCACCGGGACTACGAAACTCAATGTAACCATCTTTGGTATTGATACTTGTATATTTGTGTGTTGCACCACTATGAACTAGTTTGCTAGCGATATCACTTAGTCCGTCTTTCATTCCATCTAACAACTTTTTAGCGTTTTCGGGATTATCTCTAATGTTATCTTTAACTTGTTTCAAAGCACTCTTACAAAAAGTGTTACCTTCACGGTCAAACTCTTTCAATACATATTCGTCACCTAACAATAATGCTAACTTAACATAGTCAAGCTTTTCTCTGCTGAAGTCAGGAACACTTACGTTGATATGTAATCCAGTGCTATCATTTGTATAGCAACCTGTTTTCTTAGCCCAAGCAACAACTTTGTTAAAGTCAGTTATCATCTCATCTATTGGCATAGGTGGACTTACAAACTCTAATCCAGCAGAATCGTAATCGTCTGGCTCTAAGCTACCATCAGGCTCAACAACATAGTGACCTGCTTCTCTACGAGCACCGTGATAACGTTCGCTTGTATTGACTGGCTTACCAATCATTCTACTGAACTCATCACCAACATCATCAACGCTTAACTCACCACCATTGTCAGGATAGTACCAATGTGGCCAAGTAATATTATAGTTACTTTCAATGTCTTGCATTGTATAAAGACCTTCACTACTTAACCATTCATTCTCATCTGGCCAATCACTTTCATCCATCCACTTTTCACGTGCGTTATCATATAGACGACCTTGTTCATCCCATTCTTCTTCAACGAACTGGTCACGCTTTTCGTCTACCATATCAGTAGCTTCTTTCCAGTGTTTCCAATCTTCATTATCTTCTGTATCTGAGCGTTTTGTTATTGTTGACCCTGCTTTGGTTGCGGCTTCTTTTTGTTCATCTGTTAAACCCAGTTGGTCATACGCTTCATCTAATGCGGCATCTTCATCAAACTCGCCTTCACTTTCAATGTATTCACGTAGATATTTTTTACCTTCACTATCCCATTCTTCACTGCGTTTTTCATCAGCCCATTCGTGATAACCTTCAGTTATTTCATCAATTAACTCATCTACCATACGATTAGTATTGTAGTTTCCATCACGAAAGAAATCACGTATATCTCTAATACTGTTTATGCTTTCATCACTATCATAATCAGCTTCTGGATCTCCGTCACCGTCATCTCGCTTAACGTTTGGAACAATCATCTCAAATTCCATACCAGCCTGAGCACCAGTCTTGGCAGCTTCTTGCTTTAATCGTGTAGGATTCATCGCTACTTCGTCAAGTATCTCTGTATCTTCTAATATTATAAAGTCTAATGCTCTCATTTTAAATATCTCATTGTGTATTACTATTTACTATCTGAGGAACCCAGTTGTATAGTTCTCTGCTTGGACCGCCGGATTCATCGTGGTAATAATTCGCTTTAAAAGGTCTATCATATTTAATAACGTTTTGAATTTCTTTTGGATTACCACCCGTTAATCTCTTAAACGCATCTGTTGCTTTTTGTTTTGTTAACCCGACTTTAGTGTCGCCGGTATCACCAATCGGCAAGATTAAGCCATCAGGTGTAACACTCCATAATGTATATCCATCTGGATTGTCTCGCCTTGCTACTATTTGAACTTCATCTGGTTTATAGTAATGTTTAGAGTTCAATGGTGGTTTAGCTAACTTACGTGAGAACTTTTCTTTGTTAGTAGGATCATCTCTCATTGTAGTTAATTCTAAACCACTATCACTAATCAACTTTAATAAACCTTCTGGTACTTTATCCATTAGTTCTTTACGTATCTGTATTCCCACTACAAACGGTTTCTTAACAGGGATACCTATACCTTTTGGATGATAGATACGTTCTTCTGTTTCTTGTTTATACATTGTATTACTAGCAGTAGGGCCGGTGCCATCTGGTTGATTGTAAAACTGCATATAAGAGAATGGCATTACTTTGAAGCCAGCCTGGCGTAGTGCATTTCTATCTAAGACAAGTTGAATACTGCCTCCGCCATATGGGAATCTATAATATTGACTTCTACTTGCACTGATAACTGGTATCTCCCAACCACCTTCTTCATCTGTATCAGATAGATTAGGTTGTATTACACCTTTTCTAAGTATGTTCCAGATCTGGTTGGGCTGTGCTACACTATGATAAAGGTAGTCACCACCAACTGCTTCAGTAACAAACTCAACTGATTTCATTTTTTTAACTTATTCCATTTATCATATATAGCGTTTTTAAGTTCTATTGTATTTTTAAAACCATTGTCGTTCATATATTTAATCAACTTCACGGCACTAGCTCTATCTCCTGCGTCTGGCTTACGTGCGTTACTTAAATCAACACCTATGTTATGATCGCCTGTTGTGTCGTGATACCATAACAGGTTCTTTAGTTGTCTCTTAGCTCTATCGCTTAGATATTCTTCACGATCCTTCTCAATCAACTCAATCCAGGGCTTAACAAAATCAGTTGGCTTACGAGTAGAACCTCTTGTTGGTTGACCCTTCAATACATCTTTAGCTTGACTTGGCTGTATACTTCTACGTGTATCTAATAATCTCCAAGCTTTCTCATCTGTATAAAGATATACTGGTATATCTCTTTGTTTAGCTGTTATCATTAGTTGTCGTGTTTGTGGGCTACGATACTCATTTTGTTCTTTTAGTAAGATATGTATCTCTGTAACAGGTGTCATTGGTATAGTTGGCTCTTTGCTGAATACTCTATCTTCTGCTTCACGTGTTCGTGTGCCATCACTCTTTAACCAAGCACTATTCCAATAGTCTATTGGCTTAACAACGTATCTACTGTTAAACCAATTTCCATTCATTTTAAACATTACACCACCTGTACCAACATATCTATGATAGTCACCAGTTGGTGTGCGTGTTAAGCTTAAGAAGTATGGATAACCTTTTGGTGCATAATCTTCTTCACTAGGATTACCTGTTACACTTGCAAGTTCAAAGTTGCCTGATTGTAGAATCTTTAATGCGGCACCGGTACTAGTGTAATGAAATACTACACTGGTTGCACGTTCGATTAAAAACTCATTTGCTCTCATTATTCACGGTTTTTCAATATACTACGTAACATCCAACCGTGTTTTTCGTGTGCGTCTAGTCGTTCAGCAATAAAGTTTGCGATACCTTGTTTGTTTTCTTCTTCAGCAGAACTAAAACAACCGTTTAATAAATCAATCATCTTACCATTGTCAGATAATAACTCAGCAAACATTAGATTAGGACGTGGTATCTTTGTTTGATCCTCAATGATAGTTAGTTCTGCATAACGTGACAAACTACCTGGTGCATAACTATCTAATGTGCGAATATACTCAGCTACTTTATCTACTGATCCATATACTTCTTCGTAGAAGTTTGC